CTATACATTCTGGACATATTTCTTATTTAAGAGCAGCATCTCAATTAGGTAATAAATTAGTTGTAGGATTAAATACTGATGAATGGCTAGCTCGTAAAAAAGGTAGAGCTTTTCTACCGTATGAAGAAAGGAAAATAATTGTTGAAGGATTAGAAATGGTCGACTGGACACTTCCTTTTAATGATGAAGATGGTAGTGCTTGCGATGCAATTGATAAGATTCTCAAAGATACTATGGATACTGTTGTCTTTGCAAATGGAGGGGATCGCAATGGAGAGAATACCCCAGAATATATCAAATATAAAAATCACCCTGATGTAGAGTTTGCATTTAATGTAGGTGATAAAAAAATACAGTCTTCGAGTAAGATTTTAAATCGTTGGAGAAATAACAGATTTGCAGAAAGAAATTGGGGTCAATGGAAAGTGTACGACGAAGATAAGAATTGGAAAGTAAAACAATTACTCATTTATCCTGGTCAAGCTTTATCAAATCAAAAACACATAAAAAGAAATGAGTTTTGGCACGTACTTTCTGGTCAATGTGTGTTAAAATTAGAAGATAAAGATATTGTATTAAACACAAATGAATCATACTTAATTCCACCCAATAAATGGCATCAGGGGACAAATATTAGTGATACGCTTTGTACCATATTAGAAATTCAGTATGGAGAAGAATGTACTGAAGATGATATCACACGAATCACTTAAATTTTCTATATTCAGGATTTGGATGATCTTTTAGTCGTTCATTATATAGCTTTGCTACTATTCGTGCTGCAGTACTTTCGAAAAACCTTGGTGCTAAAGCATGAATAAAACTTGCAATCGCCGCATAAAATAATAATCCAGAAGCATACATTGCAAATTTAAAATGACCTAAAGTATTTGTTCCACTTTTTTTAACATGTGCTTGACATTTTTTACTTAACATTTTTTTCCTCTACTATCATCTGTAAACTGAGTTTGGGTATAGTTGTAAGATTTGCTGCGCCATGATTATCTTGAGATAAAATAAATGCATCACCTCTTTCATAATCTTTTATAAGATTTCCTTGTTCAATAAAAACATGGCCTGGAATATAATCGCCTAATGCTACCCATAAACGCAATTGATTTTTTTCTACTGGAAGATCTTTATGCATACCAAGTACACAGGCAGGCATAACTCTACTCAACCACCATCCAATTGTTTTATAACCCTCAATCGTGGGCCATTCTAATTCTTTAGATTGATTCCAACCAAAATATAGTTCCCACTGTAAACCTTTTTTGTTATTACTATCTATAGAGCCTTGCTTCCAATTTCTAAAATATTCTTGTAAATTTTCTTTACCGTAATCATTCCACGGCCTCGATTCAAATTCTAATTGATTTAAATATTCATCAGTCCAATAGAGTGGAATAGAAACTTTATTTTTTAGTTTGTGCATTTATCTACTATAGTTTTAAAATAACTCATATTTGGAATAGAGTAATCTATATCCCAAAATTCTTTTGGTACGTTATCTTTATTTTTAATAAGATCTATAAAATGATATTTATTGTATTCTAATTTATTTTTTATTTTATGTAAAAGATTATTATAGTTTTCGCCTTTTAGATTGATGAGGTTTTCAGTAATACCCTTTACTCTTGCTTCAGTGCTATCTTCACTATCGAATTCATAATTAAATAATTCGTCATATAATTCAAAACCTAATTCTTTTAATTTCATATGAGAATTTTTTGTAGCAAGACCTAAGAAAGGCCTACAGTGTAAAAGTGCTTGTGCAAATTTATTTCCCATATACATTGTGTCATCAACTATAGCTTCTGGTAAAATATGCACAAATCCCCTTTCATAGTAATTTCCTTGTACAATAAACCCTTCATTACCATAGGGTAAATCACTTGTGTAAATATCATCTAAAGTTCTTTGTTGATTATCAAAATATTTAAATGGATATGGCTTATAAGGTAAATGATTGTCACTTACTTCTATATTATGCCAACTTAAATAACCATCATCTATCAAATCATTTTTTGCAAACTCATCGAGTAACATACCTCGCCAATATTTAGATTTTCTATTTAAGCAAGTATATAACTTATCAATCGGAGGATTATATATTTTTTCATACTTTGTAAAATTGTCGTATGCATATAACCATGTCCATATTGACCAATTGATTACACATGACGGATTATTATCATTAAAGTTACCAAGCCATATTTCTAAATTACACATATTTTTTATTTTATCGAATGCTTGACTATCTTCGATAATACGATTATATTCGCTTGGATGGAACCATACTACCTTTTCGTACTTATCTCCATCGCCGAAAAAGTGGTTTATAAACTTATCTGAATATAAATCCCAATATTTAAATTCTTCTTTAGGTAAAAACCAAGGTGTAATATATTTTATCATTCAACATCTCGGGTGACCATATCTTCACCAGTTTTCATTTTTTCGTTGTAGATATTATCTTCTTCGATTACTAACTTTTTTAATTGTTCAAAAATATCTTTTCTTGTATACGTAATACTCAGAGCTCTTCGCAATGTATTTGACATATTAGGCATACTACTATGTAAACAACGAGTATTAAACAAAATCAAGTCTCCAACATCACATTCAATTTGTTCATAGTTATCTAAAAATAAATCCTGATATCTTCCTTCGATAGCATTCCAATGATCTATAAAATAATTTTGGCTATGTGGTAAAAATGCTGTTGCACCAGTTTGGCTATCAAACTTTTCTAAAGGTATAAAAACATGAATACCAAGAAGATCTTTAGTCTTATTGAATTTATTAAATCTATTAGGAGTGTCGAGATGCGGATTAATAAGATCCCAACCAGGTTTTTGACACACAAAACATCCTTTACCATATGATTTGAAATTCATAGGAATATATTTTTCAACGCATCCTTTTATTTCTTCGCTTAATTGTAAAGATATTTCCTCAGTAGTATATTGTAGATAATTGTCTTTTTGTGGCATGCCTGTAATATAATTATTTTCATAGTCAAAACCATGATGAGCATTAACAATTGTTTCTTCTTTTTGCAAATTTTTAATGTGTTCATGCGGAATTACATTTGGTATAATACAAAAACCTTTATTTAAAAATTCTTTTAACATCTAAAATAATCTCTTATCATTTCTTTATCAATTTTTATTCCACGAAAAAAATTATATTTGTTTATACGTTCACTTTGGTCAATTTGCAATCTTGAATTTATCTGATTTATATGCTCCTTTAATTGATTTATTTTCATTTCGTCTGTATCGCTCCAAAGTGCCAGATAAAGTTTATTATAAATCGTATCTGTAATTATCTCGCCATCAATATCAAACATAGCTGGAATATTACTTAATTCTTGTAGATTTAATTCTACTTGATTTATTTTTACAATATCATATCTACCCTTATGAATAAAAATATTATTTCCTGCCATTGGCCAAGCGGTAGGTTGTATTTCAAAGATATCATTCATTTCGATAATAGTATTATAAACTGGCATATGTACATTAAGTTTTTCTTTTTGCACATCGAACTTATAAAAATTATCTATTTGTACAAACTCTCGAGAATCAAAAGATTTATTTCTTTTCAATTGAGATAAAAATAATGGTCCACTTGTTTCATTACATCCGAATATGCTTTCAAATTTTTGAATACCTAAGTCGAAGAAATCATTCCATTCTGGATTAATATAGCTTAAAGTAAACATATTTAAATTATTGAAATTTCTTTTATTTTGTTTTGCAACTTTAAGGAATATATCTATGTCAACACTAAAAGGAAAACTTATATTTTCAATTTTATATTGTTCTGCTATTTCTGCAACTTGATTTAATTCGTATTCTGTTTGTTTATCATAACCAAAACAAGTATGGAAACTTACATCATCACTTGCTAATACTGGTAAAAAGAAAACAGCTAAACTACTTCCGTGGTGTAAATTTCTAATATGTAATACACTGCCACTATATAGTTTTTTATTTCTTTGTACGAGTTCGTACATAAACCCATGTTTATGTTTTACTATCTTTGGGGTTCCAGTTGTACCACTCGAGGTACAAAACAACATATAATCTTCCGGATCTGGTCTTATAGCATTGATATTGTCGTCAATATCGATATCACAATTTCTTAAATCTTTTACATCATATATATTTTTACTGCGCTTAGAATAATATTTGAGTTTATCAGCGTTACGTTCATCTAATTTATGTAGAAATATATCTATGTTGCCATAGACATCGTTCTTAAAATCTTTTATGCCAAGTTCATCTGCTCTGCTCGAATAGTCTAAAACCACAAACAACAAACCGAGTTCTAAACTTGCAAATGTAATAGCAAAATAATCAAAATCTATTCGCGTAATACCAAGAGCAATAGTTTGACCTTTCTGTGCTTTACATTTATTGACTAATACATTTTTCCAATAATCAATTCGTATGAATAAATCATCACGGTGTAAATCACCTTCTTTATAGAGGAAATTTTTGCTTACAATGTTTCTGTCGAGTATCATAGAAATATCTTATAATTATCACAGTATTCGTTGTAACCTGACCACGTACCTAAATCTATGTATTCTTTATTATAAGAATAATTTATATCAATTGAATTTAGGTATTCTCCCATTTCTTTTCCAAGATAATCTTTAGGCATATCTTCTATTACGAGTTTAGCTGCACCCCAAAATTTATTTTGATTAGATGAAGTTTTTTTACTTTTAATGTCAAATTTATTTTGAGATATCCTATCTACTTTTAAATTATCATTAGAAGTTTCAAAAATACAGGCTACGTGACCTTCGATATTAAGTGCTTCTATAAAAGGATTTCCTGTGTAGATTGTATCTGGTAAACCGTATAATAAAATTCCACTATGAATCCATCTACGAAAATCATTTAATACAAATGGATTCATATTATTTTGACATATATGGGAATATCCTATAAAGTGTTTTAAAATATCGGGTTTATAATTTTTACCATGAATAAAAAAGATATCATCACACTGAGCTTCTTTCATTTTATCAACAGTATGTTCAATAACTGGTTTATAAAAATCATAGCCAAGTAAAGGTAACATTTCTTTACTAAATGGTAAATTTAATCGAGTTCCGTTTCCTCCTACAGGAATGCAGCCATATATTTTCATATTAATTTTATTTGCGAACAGTTGTCGTTTTCTAAAATATATTTAATAGCTAAACACACATCATAATCATTTGCTTTATTATAATATATTTTTTTATCTCCAACTGATATTCCACCTTCAATATAGTTAATTTCTAATCCGTCTCCACTTGGATTAAAATAATCATCAATACATTTATTATTAGTATTATTTTTAATCGGATAAACTTGAATCCAAGGTAAAGCTAACGCTCCTTCATCATTGAGTTGTTTCATTTCATCATAGCTTTTATCAAAATGAAATAACAAATTAAATCTGCCTTCATTAGTATGATTGATTCCATTATGAATAGTTTTAGCATTTGTAATTACTGGTCCATCATAATAATAATCAATTTCTATATCATTTATTTTGAATCTAATTAAATGTTCTTTATCATCTATTGGAAGTATAAGAGTGCAACCTCGCGTGTAATCACTATGATATCCAGTTTCAGCACCTGGTGGAACGTAACTAAAACTATAAGTTGAGCTTTCTTTTAAAAATGCTTTTATTCTCCAGGCTTCTAAATTGATTGGAAACAAAATGTCTTTAAACTCAGAAAAATATTTACCACCCTTTATACTATAACTAGGCCATGTTTCAATAGATGACACATAGTCGTTTAACAATTTTTTATTGTATTTAATCTTTACTGGACTAATAAAATCGTCAGTATTAATCATTTCTATTTGCCGTTATAGTAATTTCTTCAATGCACATTTTTGATTCTGCAATGTATTTAATGCATTCTGCTACTTCTTCTACTGTTAATTTCTTTTCTTCTGGGTGTAATCTATCAACATAAGGAGTATGCATATGACCAACACTAATATATGTGCATAAAATTCCTGGACTTACATTTGTTCTATTGTGATTAATAGTTTGACAAATATTTTCTAATGCTACCTTTTCGGCTCTATAACTTATGTATTTAATCCACGGTTGTTCAGTATTAATGTGATCAGTAATACTTCCAATTCCAATTAAATGACCAGTTTTTCCAGCCTCAAGCCAAGAAACATATATTTTATGCATCATTCTTGCTTGCACATATGCTAAATTACCAACTAATGTGTGAGCATTTAATATAACGCCGTCATACTGATGAGTAAGTTCTACAAATTTATTTTGAATTTCCTCATCATTTATATCCCATCCATTACTTCTACTATAAAAATCACTATCTAGAACTTTTGCTATTCCAGACGCTAATCCAGTTTCAGGATTTCCTGTTGTTATAAACTGCATCTATTGCTTCCTTATTCGCTGTTATCATTTCACGGTATTTACGAAACTCTTCATTTTCTTGGGGTGTTGTATCTACTACATCGTCAGAATTAATAAAAAGTATATTTACTCTTGGAGCGGCAGTGCCATTTGTAGTGCTATGCAACACATGAGTATTAATCCAATATGCTTTGCCTGGTTTCAGGCTAAAAACAATTTTATCTTTTGGAAAAACAAAATAATCCAAAGGTGGTATTGTGAAAACTGGTATTTGATATCTATCTTTAAAATTGTCGCAATGCGTAGGATAACAGTCAGCTTCAGCTAATAACATAATTCGAACAGCTGCTGGATTAGGATGAATTTTATTTACACATTCTTTTATATATGGAATTTCTAATTCTGGATTCCAATGCCAATTTGTGCCTTTGCGATTATCTTCTTCAACTATATCGCCATTTGGATTATACCCAATACGGCCATCAGAAATCCAATCTTCGGGGTCTTTTGTATTATATTGTAACCACCACCATTTCTGCCGGCCTCCTAGAGGTGGATTATCACGCATTACTTTAAGAACTTCTTGTTTAAGTAAATCTACATCAAAATTAAAATCATATTCTTTATAGAGATGATCCATTGAATTCCTCTGGTTTCATAAATGGTTTTAAATATTTATTCTCTTTTCCATGGGCGTAATCTAAAGCTGGATGTCTATGGTGCATTATAGGATAATAATCAACTCTACTACTATGTGCCACATGTGTCCATCCTCCTTCTCTTCCAATACAATATTTACTTGTTGAAATTAATTTACAATTTTCTTCAATGCTCATATGGCTGCCTAATTCAATAGGATTATCAATGTGTTGAATTATTTCTTCACTTACATTTCTTGGTAAAGTATATGCATGTCCGTTATAAATTTCTTCTGGTCCAGTGGTATAATAACACACATGATTTTGAGGATTTCTTTTAAATCGTGTAGGATAATATTCATGTCTTAAAGTGCATGGAATAATTTGAATCTCGTCTTCTGTATAATTTGGTGCTCTAAGATCTTTAAGATTCTCTTTCCAAGATTTCTGAGGATCTACTTCTAAATGTATTGTTGGTTTTTTATGAACAATAAGCGGATACTGTGGTTCTTGAAAACATGTCAGTATTTCACACCATTTACTATAGTTCCTATCATTTAAACATAAATCTATATTTAATTCTTCTTTTTGATTTACTAATAGCCAACTTATATTTTGCCATAATCCACCGAGACCCATGTAATCAAAATTAAAAAACATTACCCTTTGCATTTTTGAGCATACCAACTAAGCGGAAGATCTAAGAACTTATAGTCTTCGCCAGTTACCTTTCCTCTACAATTGATACTACCACAATTACATTTAGGAATGTAATCTATTTTTGTAAGCATAAATGTACCGTAGTCAACACATAAAAATTCATCAATTTCGATATCTCTTAGTGCTCTAAATACAACCTGACCATCTATATATACATTTGGATCACAACTATGATTAATATAAGCTTGATATTCTGCACCTTCAGGCAAATCAATTACTAAATCTTTGTCAATTAGTAATCCCTTATACCATTTATGTTCTGATAAATGTCGTGCTAATCCACCCACAACAAATATTATTTCATCTTTTTTTATTTTAGCCGTAGCTTTTCGACAAAGGCCATGAACATTATGCTCCTTAACAACTGTATCTTTATTGATATGAAAAAAATTCATTAAACTTTGGATCCTCAAAATTTGCCATAACTAATGCGTGGTATCTTGTTTTACCTTTTTTATTATTTACTGCATGATTGTGTTGTGTATTAATTATCCATGCCTCATTAAATTTATAATATTCAATGTGATGTTTATAATCCATATATACTAACATTGAAGTATCTTCGTTTGTGGCTAACGGTATATGCAAATAAGCATGTGTATATATCGGTTCATAATAACAATGACTATGCCAATTTATTCTTTCGCTATCATCTACTTTACTAATTAATATTCTATCACACATTTCCCATGTTACAAATCTTTCGATTATAGATCTGATATATGGTAATTTTAAAGTGGTATCAACCATATGTTCTGGTGGTACTCTACCATCTTTGATTAAATGAGATTTTCCTAATATCTCCATAAAATCCCAAGTTTCACCAAATCCAAAATCTGGATCTTCACACCAGTTCCTTAGAAATTTAGAAGTCCAATAACTACTTGTTCCTTGGCCTCGTGTACCCTTTACGTCGTTATTATATCCGTTCCATTGACCATCAATAGAATTTAATTCTATTAATATTTTATCTTGATCTAAATTTAATTTGTCGGCCAATTTATAGTGAGGAACATGCAATAGTTGTTTTGCTATAGGATGAATAGCTCTATCGCTTGCACATCGAGGATTGCAAGTCGAATCAAACGCAGGAGCATTTTCTACGTCTTCAAGTCTCCAATGTAGATCCATATGATTTTACCTCTTTTATATCGCTTTGCCATAAATCATCAATCATACGTTTAATATGAGATCTTAAATCATTTAAAGGAGCTATTAAGTAATCTCCATCATGAAAATTATTTCTTTTTTTCTCTTCTAAATTCCATAGTTGTTCATTGATAGTTTTAAGTATATTAAAAAAATATTGTATATCTTTATATTCTTCTAAATTATATTGCAAAATTTCTTTATGAACATTTAATCCATGATCCATTTTAATTTGAAGTATAGTTGCTCTATCAACATATTCTCCAATACCGATTTCAACTTTAGGCATCTACACAACCTACTAAATGAATACGTGTTTCCCAACTTGCATTTACTGCAGTATGCCACTGAACAGTATCAACCCAATAAACTGACCCATCTCCTTTTAATCGATGCAAATTATCTTCTAATATAAAAAAACAATTGTCATTTGTAACTAAAGGAATATGAATTCGTGGAGTAAAATCTCGATGATAAGAATAACATGTTTTAGAATCTTGCACCATTATACGAGTTCTAAACATATTAAATTTTTCCATAATAGAATTAGTATATGGTATATTAAATAAAGGAATATGAAAAGCTTTTTCTTGATCTCTCGGATGTATATTTTGATCGTGTGTAAATTCAGCAACCGCGCCTGTGCCGTAATACGGATCTTGATCTTTTGATATTCCTTGTAAACAAAGAGTTCCTTCAGGCAATGTTTTCAACTCTTTTTGTATTGTTTCTATGTTTACTTTATCTAAAAATTTTATCATCGTTAATCCTTAATACATATTGCATTCCACCATAATGTAATTGTTCATAAGTAATATTCCAATTGTATTTACTCATTTTTTGAAACGCTTTAAATAAATTAGGACTTTCTTCTCTCGACACCCATATATTTTTATAGCCCATATCTAAACATTTTTCGGCCGATAAATCTAATGTTGTTGTTCCGCGTTTTAAATCAGCTTTCCATCCACCAAAATCATAATTTCTATCTCTCGTATGTCGTGACATAATTCTTATTGAACCATTGTATTCTGGTATTTCAACTGCAGCGCTATAATATACCATATTATCATAATTATCCCAACCCATTCTTGCAAACTTAGTATATTCAAATAAAGGATTTTTTAAATAATTATCTTCGTGTTTATGGCCACGATTTTTTTCAAATAACTCATTTATATATGGAATATATTTTTCTATCTTATCCAGTTTCCAAATCATCTGTTCCATCTAAGCTAAACATTAATGCAATTCGTGGTTTATTAGACATATTCATTACAGCATGTGGATATCCGATATTAAGAAAATACGCTTGACCGTTTTCTAAATTATAAGCTTCTAATTCACCATCGCGTCGAAATACATTTACCACATTTCTATCGCCATAAATTGGACAAATGCAACGAACAGCATATGATACATCATAATCAACATGAAATGGAATCGCTTTACCGGGTGCTAGCTTAGTAATTCGTATACGACTTGCTGGTGCTTTTAATTGAGTTACAATTTCTTCAAAATAGCTGCTAGTATAATCTTCTGTTGGAATATTATAAAGATGCTCTTCTTTGCGACGCAATCTTTCTTTAATGCTTGCTGTGTGTGGTAAAATTTCACTTGGAGTTGTTAAATTGATTTGTTCGAAGTTATCATACACCTGACCTACTAGTTCCATATGATTATCACACAGCATAGGATTAGCTGTACGAACATCAGTAAATTTTGTTGCCAATTTATCTGTAGCTTTTTGCAATTTATCTAAATCAATATTTAGATTAAAATTTTTAACTGTCGGTAAATTTTGTTTTCTCATAGTTTATAAACTCCTGCTAGACAAATTCGCGCTTGTTTTCCTCTTCTAAACTTTTCATATTCATTATCTTCTGTTGTTGCTAACCAAACTGAATCACTTGGTTTAAAATCCATTTGTTTACAAATTTCTTTTTGCTGATCTTTTAATTTGTTCCAAATAAAATCAATATCAAAATTACTTATAATAGTTTCTGCTATATCATGTGCATAATAATTATAATATTTTGCTGAGTGTATTAAATCATTTAATTTTTTATCAGGCCTTTTGGTAAAATACCAACCAGTTCTTACGTTACGAATGCCAAATGGTTTCGATAAACTAAAGAAAATATGTTCAACATTTGAACCGATTTCTATTTTTTTTATCTTTGTACTTCCAACATATGCTAAATCTAAAGCTAAAGAACCTGGATGTATTTTTGTAAAATTTCCATCAATAGCACTAGGCCAACTTTGATATTTAATACACTCTTCGTACGGATTACCTTTTGGACTAATCCATTGATAGTCGCCTTCATCCATATAGACAGATCTAGTTTCTTGGTGATACCACCAATCCAATCCTTGAGTAATTCCATTCATAGGATAAACACTATAGTTAGTTAAATCAATGATTGGTGATAACCATTCTTTAATATTAGTTTTATAAAGTTCTACGCTATCATAATCTGGATCAACGGTGTCAATAATTTGTTTAACTTCAGTTAATACTGGTGTTCTTATAGCTTTACTAAGATTTAATATGCTATCTTTTATGGTGGTCATAATGGTTTCCTTCGAACGGAGCAAATAAATTAATCCACCATTTATTTACTGGTCCTTTTTTTGAATGTCCTAATAAATTTAGCATTCCATAAAACACATACGAATATATATACACTAACAAAAAATGGTAAAAAAAGCCATAATATAATGCAATCATCCAAGTTACTGCCATTATTATTAAACCATACTTATGAAAAAACATTATTCTTGGATTTTGATATAAATCTTTTACAAATTTTCGCGGAATATTTTTTATTCTCCAAGTTGAGAACAATATTTGATGCCATTTTTTATATAATGGACTATGAGGATCTTTAGGAGTATCTGAATATGCATGATGCATTCTATGAATTCCAGACCAACTTAATGCGGATTGACCTCCACATAATACACCGCAATAAAGCATAATACATTGTCCTATAGGAGATACTTTTATTTCACCATGTGAGAAACAACGATGATAGCCAAACGTAATACCTATAGAAGCTAAGATATAATATAAGATATAAGATTCAATGAATACCATAATACAATTCTCCAAAATAAAAATAGAGGGCTAACCGTGGCCCTCTGCGCGTTCATTACGGAACGACCCGATTCTAATATTATATATTAGAATTTAAAAGATGCACCTACTGTGAGGTTATCTGTATCGAAATCATCATTAGTTTCGATTGTTACATATGCTTCAGCATTGTCTAAGAATGGGTATTTCATAGACCATTCTAGATCCAACTCTTCGTCAGATAGATGTTGCATATCTAGTTCTGTTTCGACACCCCAGTTAATTCCAAATGCAGTGTAACCTACATATGGAGTAGCAGTAATTGCTTCTGCTTCTGTGTCGAAGTTGTATTCAGCTTCTAGCGTTGCGCCTGCTGAAATTCCACCGCCAAGTTCGGCAGCGTTGATAGTTGTTGCTGTCAATAGAGCAGCAGTTGTTAGTGCAATGAATTTCAATGTATCGTTCCTTTATTTACGATGCCAGATTTCGTATAGAACCCAAACTGCGATCAAACCAACTAGGCCTTGAGAACCAAGAGCAGCAATAATACCGCTTACGTTATCAATAACACTAGAAACGGGTAGGAAAGGAATGTTGCCTAGACCTAATACTTCTAAGACAATCATCAATGCTGCAAGACTAATACCGACTTCAGCAAGAGATCCTGCCCATGTTTTTACTTTGTTTAGAATTTCCATTAGAATTCTCCTTTGTTAATTAGTGCCACTTTTCTGTTGCTAAGCAAGTGGCCAGCTCCCTGTGATTATGCTGCTAGAGCAAATCCAGAAGGTGCAAAGTTATCGTTTGCATTTGATTTTCGTAGACTCAAATACCAGTCGATCCTATTTCAGCCCCATCATAAACACACGACTTGTGGCTTTCGGCCCTTGTCCTATGCACAGGAAAGCAGGTGCATCTACTCTCATGTGTTTATGGTGGAGCTGCGCGGTACCGCCCCGCGGTCCTGAATACCCTCTAACATCTACATTTTTTATATATCATATTCTACCATAGATTTAAAGGATTGTAAACTAAAAATATTTCGTGGTGATATTTTTATCACAGTGTTTTCAACTAGATTTTTTTATAAATAGTACCGAGGGCGACATTATATCATTAAGATTTGATTTTGGTTATCTTATTTAAACAAATGAGGTCTTAATGATAGATCCGATTTCCGCCATTGGTATGGCTACTGCAGCTTATAATGGTATAAAATCTGCGATATCGACAGGTAAAGAAATATCAGAGATGGGCAAAACACTTGGTCAATGGGCAGGTGCTATATCTGATTTAGACTTTGCACATAAACAAGCAGAAAATCCTCCGTTCTTTAAAAAGCTATTTGGCGCAGATCAAATAGAACAAAATGCTCTTGAGGTCTGGGGACAAAAACAAAAAGCAAAAGAAATGAGAGAAGAGTTGCGTTCTTATATTAGTCTATATTATGGTCCGTCAGCTTGGGATCAGATAGTAAAGATAGAAGGCGAGATGAGAAAGAAACGCAAGGAAGAAGCGTATGCCGCTGAAGAACGTAAACAAAAAATCCTCGAATGGGTCGTTGGGATTATTGCTGCTTTAATAGGAAGCGCAGTTGTTGGATTTATAATTTATTTAGTAGGGGTTAGTCAAGGTAGATGGTAAATGCTAGCACATGTCTTTGTTCTCATACTTATGATAGATGGTAAAGTAGTAAGCCAAGACATGCACTTTTGGTCAATCGAAAGATGTAACTATTTTGCTGGGCAAATGGTAAAAAGATATGGTCGAGGAAAAATACCTGACGAACAATCACCATTTGCTTATTGCAAACCTAAACTAGTAGACACCAGCAAAATAAAACCAGAAGTTTATTAATGATTTAAATCATGGTTATGTACAGCCATGATAGCATAATGAATAACTTTCATTAAGTCATTTCGATTATAACCATCTTTTTTTCCATAACGCTGAGCATACTTCATAATATTGCCAATGCAAAAACCTTCTGCATGGCCACTATCGAAAATAAACTCAGTCGCTTGAAATTTATTCTTAGCATAATGCTGAGTATATGTAGCATCAACATATTCTTGAATTTGATTTACAATTTCTTTTTCATTGAATTTATAATCAATAGTAGGAGCCCAAACAAATGTATAATCTTCGGTTTCTTTGGGGTTAAAGTCTATAGTCATATCGCCCATAGTGCTTGTATCAATTGTGATGAATCCATCATCTTCAAGTTCTTTTTTCTTTTTCTTAGCCATTATTTTCTCCTATAGAAGATATGAGAACCAATTCTCGTTACACGATCGAGAGTAGGTGCCCAATAAGGTTTCACATAAGAAGCATGGTAATGAGTAGAACCTTCGGTGATTCCTTTAAACATTTCATGAATATAGAAATCACGAGCAAATTTACGTGAACGTTCCCATGCTTCTGAATTATTTGGTGTGTCAGCTTTACCATCACAGTACCAGCTAAACTGACATTTATGCTTCCCTTTTTCATATCCATCGTGAACTACATCGCATATAGTATCAGGATATCTGTGACTTTCAACTCTATTTTGAACCACGTCTGAAACCGCCATAGCATCAGCCATACTTACAGCTCGTGTTTCAAAATAGATATTTAACGCAAGACATTCGAGTTCTTGAGCGTCAAATCTATCTTTTTCTAGTTTTTGAGCATATGCTGGAAAAGCATAAATGCTACCAATAACCATACTGCCTGTTAGCAATCCAGATAAGATTGTCTTCCACATTATTTTTGCCTCATATAATATTGATGTACCAACGGTTCGCCTGCACATATACGTTGGTACAATTCACTTAGACCAATTTGGTGGTACTTTGCCACTTCTTTATATAATTGATCTACCATTCTTTTTTATCACCATGTTTCTCATTGAAATCATAGCCAGCATAGTACTCATCAAGTTCTTGCTGAGTCATATCGTCTTTCTCTATGCGAGAAGACGAGTAAGTTGCACCACTATAAAAATGAGGATCAAAGAAACGACCGTAATACGAGTCAGCCGCTCCGCGATCGAAAGGACCGCCATGGCGGTCGTCGTATAATTTTCCATTGTGTTCTACTCCTTTTCCCATTAGTAAGTCTCCAATCCGGTGAAACCTTCTTGAGTCCAACCACGAGCTTCAGCATGTGCCTCTACAATACGATGGTAATTGATCTGAGGCCATAGACCTTCTTTCTGAGCCCACTGTTTCATATCAGACTGAACCATAATCGATTGTTCGCCTTGAGCTGTTTTAGCGTTGATACGATCTACTTCTTCAAAGATAAGGTCTGTTGAATTTGGCATAGACATTATACTAACTCCTCTTCGAACAACTTAGTGAAACCGAAATTTGCTACAAGATATTTTTCTTGTGTATCAGTATCTTCGATAACGTCACCTACAGATACTGAAGCCATACGGTCTGCAATGCGGCGAATGTATGATTCAGGTCCAATGTTACCAACTTGAAATACACCGTCAAGATCAGGTGCTGTAATTTCAGAAACCAATGTGTATGACCAATCGTTGAAAAGTTTTTCAGCCAAAGATTTAGGATCTTTGCCAAAACCTAGGTCAAAACGTTCATCGCGAAAATCTGAACCTTGTAGCTGGTATACGTTGAACTTTTTCATAACATTCTCCTTCATTTGATATAACTATCCTACTATATCCTGAAAGCAATGTACATGCTTTTTTTAAAATTCTTTTTGTTTAAAATCAATAACTTGTGATTTTTTTATTTTTTAATGAATTTTTTTATGATTGGAAACACTTTTTCAATCTCTTTGGCACATTCAAGAGCAACTTCACAGTGTTCTTTTTGTGTGCCATTTCCAGATCTCAGCTCGATATAGTGCATCCATGAACGAATAGTACCATTCATATAGATTCGTGACATCATATTACCTTCAGGTAATACAGAACGAGCTTGTTCTTTAGCAATACCATTTTCAATTGCCCAATTATAAGCATCTTGAGATTGTTTAATAATGCCAGCTTGTTTACGTCCCCACTCAGCAATCAAATCTAGATGCCTTTGATTTTCAACCAAAGATGGATCGTTTTCGATTTCAATAGAATTTTGACGATTAGTATGATCTTGAAGTCGAGCTTCACGTTTAACCATATCTAAATCTTTAGTTGGATCAGCATATCGCTGACTAAATTCTTGAAAGCTAAAACTTCTATGTCTTAAGATTTGTCGCGCGATGTCTCTTGTGGTTTCGATTTCGAGGCATGCTGAGACCATTTCGAATGGCGACCAGTGAGATTCTTTGGCAAGGTATGACAAGAGTCTCTCAGCTGTCTTCTTATTGGATTGGTTCGATGGATTGGAGACACGGGCGCAATACGCGATGAGATCTTGGGCATCATCAATTCCTATAAAAGCATCTTCTGCGGGTTGTGAATAACTAATTAGTCTTACATTAGGTTTCAAAGTTTAAAATCCTCAAATTTCTTTCCAGCTGGAGTTTTGTCAAATACAGGTGTATCGTCAGTTAGCGTTTGTTGGGAATCATCCACATCATAAAGGCGCATACGACTTCGATCAATACCAACAACAAATCTTTTATAATTAGTAGGATCGTTATACCTGTTCTTAAGCTGTTTGACCATAATTTGACCATCGCGTTCGAGCTCTTCGGTTGAGATGAGTGCAAACATGAGGTCTGCGGTTGCGGGTAATCCAAAAGACTCAGAGGTATCTTCAAGCCCAACATCCGAGTTAGAATAACCACTGCGAGTCGTTTGCGTTGCAGAGAATATCGGTAAGTCGTATTCCACTGCAAGACCTCGTAATTCTTCAGCAATTGCTTTAATGTAGTTGTATGAATTGATAGCACCACCCATTCCTTTCATACGGCTAGATGCACAGATATTAAGATAATCGATAAAGATAATATCAGGCACAAATTGTTTCTTGAGTTTTAATTCATTTAATAATGCTCTGAAATGGCCAGCATGAGCAGAACCAGTTGGGTATTCTTTTACGATAAGTTTACCAGTCGTTTTACGAGCAAGATCGGCAACCTTTGTCGTAAACATATCTTTTGACAAATGATCAAGTTGATCGATTGGAACGTTCAATAAGTTAGCGTCAATACGTTCGGCAATTCTTTCTTCTGCCATTTCCATAGTAATATAAAGAACATTATTACCTTCAGTCAAAGCTGCTGCAGCAACATGGCACATGAATAAGGATTTACCAACACCAGTACCAGCAAGAGCAATATTGAGAGTCTTATTAGGTACGCCGCCTTTGGTAATTTTGTTAAAGTATTCAAGATCAAATGGAATTCGATCTTCTTCTGTATGATAGAAATCATAACGTTGATTTACATCCTCAATATAATCGTGACCAACTGAAGCATCAAATGTCACAGCAAGAGCATCTTGTAAAAGAGATGGCAAACTATTTTTTGTGAGCGTAGAATGTTTACCATCAATAATAGTAATTGATTCCATTACAGCATTATAGATTGCTCGATCTTGACACCATTTTTCAGTATTATCAAGCAACCATTTATCATCTACTTTATCACCAACAAATAATGTTTCAGCAATTTCACATGCCGCAGTATAAGCATCACCACTTAAAGTTGAATTATTTAACTCAACCATAAATGATTCTGCTGTAGGCAACTTATTATATTTCGCTACATATTTACCAGCTTCTTTAAAAAGAGTACGATAAGGACCTTCGAAATATTCTGGTTTAATAAATGGCAAAACGCGACGCATGTAATCATCGTCGGTCAATAAATTTCTTAGAATAGTTTGTTCAATTTTATTGTTCAATGAATCCTACCGTTTCTCGTTTAATATCATTATGATTAAATTCTGCCCAATACAATTCAAAGGCGACACCGTCTTCGAGACATTCAAATTGATGATAAACACCTGGCTTGACCTTTGTATACATTCCTGTTTCAAGAATAGTCTCGTCAACTAGATCGTAATCTTTCTGCCATACACGAATAAGCATACGACCAGATTCAACATAAAAGCCATTCCATTTAAACTCATGACAGTGTTTAGAACAAACACCACCTTTATTCATTTCAATACGATGGAACTCCAACGCCCCATTGGCTTCTACAAGTTCTGTATTGCCCCATACTTTACCTGCAATCATTCCAATTCTCCTCGCTGTGATTTTATTATCTGCTCATACATAAAGAACAACTGTTGAAATTTCCATTGGTATAGCTGTTGCATACCCATCAAGGTGTTCATCAGTTCATCTTGTGTAGGCTCACATTCACCGTCACCTATCTGTTTGAACACTACCTGTAGGTCATCGCATACATGCCAGCAGTCCATAATTAACTGTTCAAGTTCGTATAGTTTCATTCCATTTCCTCGCATCATCAGGTGTATTAATTTCTATTCCTGACCATTCTACCTCATTTACACCGATTTGTACACCATTTTTTATCCATCTTAATTGTTCTAATTGTTCGATTTTTTCTTCAGGATATTTTACATATGACCAATATTTAGCAAGAGCTTCTCTTGTATATCCATATACACCTAAATGCCAATCACCGTATCCTTTAAATCCTCGTCCAAACCATAATGCTTTATTTTCATGGCGAATTAATTTTACTGTATTAGGATCATTTTGTAATTCTTTAGGCATTTTAGTATAAACAGTAGATACACGATAAAATCCTAATAAATCTATGCAACCTTC